ACAGTTTCTGTATCTACAGAAATGTAACCTGCATCCTGCGCTCTCTTGATAGCCTGATACATATCATAATCAGGATGGTTCAGAACATTCTCATCTGCCATCGCCTCATCAGATATATCAATGACTATCTGTTCGCCGGGTGTGTCAAGCACTTTGACATTTGGAAGAGATAAAGAACCTCTCTTCAACATCGTCAATGTAAGTTTCATTATTTCGATCCTCCTTGCAGAAATTAAAATCTGCACTGTTTAGATTAAAATATGTGCGAGAAAACTAAGTTCCCGCAATCCCAAATCCTATCGTAACCTCTCAATTGCATAATTTGCCATTCAGTTAACTTCACATCAAATTCTGGATATTGCTTCAATAAATGCTTCTGATATTTCATTCTGTTTTCTCGTTCATTATTCTTAATATAAAAATAACTTGGAGAAGAGGATTTATGCTGTTCCCATTCTTCATAACTCTTGCCGTTGAAATAACGCCGATCAACATAAGAAATCATATTATTAATATGAAGTTCTTGAACAGCATATTTCAACAATTTATCAAATCCGCCAACAACCAAAACCCTACACTTCGAGCAACTTCTCAGCAATTCGTACTCATATTTTTTATTGAACCGTGGTGATCCTAAAGAAATCATATAAACGAGTTTATTATCACAATATAACCCGAAATATTTACTTGCTTTAACATGGCCCTGTAAGTGGTTATCAAACACAAATTGTTTTGCTGTTTTTGCGTCTATTATTTTACATAGACATTTTCTTGCGTATATTATACTTTCTGGTTTGCCGATCTTGTTTAAGATAATGCTTTTGACTATCTGCTCTTGCCCAACCCACTCATCTTCAAAAATATGTATAAGTTGGACTCCACTTTTATTGCACATGTCGGTCTTCATTAAATGATATGACCGATCCTTGTTTCCACCTATTTCACTATGAGAAAATAGCCCATTGAATTCTATAGCCAGATTATAATCTGGCAAATAGATGTCCAATTCATATGGAGCTATTATTTTTCTATCGTTTTTAACTACCTTTATTACGCCTACATCTTTAAGCCAATCAAAAATTTCTTGCTCAAATTTTGATTTATTTGTCATTTTTGGATAACAAATCCTACATATAGGAACTCTACCTTGTAATCTACTCGTAAAAACATGACCGCAAATATTACATTGCCACTTGTATTCCATTAAAGCATGATTATATTCTTCGGCATTAAACAATGGCGTTACTTTATCTTTTAACCTATCAGAGTGTAACAACATATAAAAATAATTATTAATTCTTGTTTGTTTAATCTTTTGTACTATCTCAGGGTCATTTCTTATGCCATTTGGGTATTTCGCTGTTAATGTTTCTTTTACTTTTTCTTGAACAGCTTTACTACCAAATGCACTTTTTGATCCATCTTTCTTGTCCCAAAATTTCTCAATCTTCTTCAAAATCTTTTTTGATTCTAATGGCGAATCTGCACCATATTTCTTTAAACAAGTCGTTATTGCTTTCTTTCTTACCTCAGAAGACTTCATAGGATTATCACAACCATATTTATTCTTCCATGTTTTAACTGATTTTGCTCGACACTTTTTAGAGCTTAATGGTGTTGTTGAACCATATTTTTTCAAACACGTCTTTGAACGCTTACTTTTTGTCTCTTCATCAGTTGCGTTACATTTGGCAGAACAAAATTTCTTATACCCCTTATTATAAGAGAGAAACCTTGTTCCTTTGTTACAATTATCATTAGCACAAGCTACAAACCCTATGTTATTGGCTACATGATATAGTCGCTGTGAAATTAAAGCGTCTTCTGGCAAATACCCTGTTAATCTTCTTAATTCATTTAAAACCTTTTTATTAACTCTTAATGAAGATGATACTGCAACAATGCCATTTTCTTTTACCAGTTTTTTAAAATCCATATTCCCTCCTATAGAAATATCCTAAAAATTTAAGAGGCAACACCAGTTAGGATGCTGATGCTGTCCTTCAGGTAATTAAGCTGAAGTTAGCCTCTTTAATTTAATACAAACGACTAAGAATATTTAACTGAAATTGTAATTACAGTTGGATACCCTTTGCTACTGCCCTCGGATTCACAACCGCTTGATCTACAATTTCAAGAAAAGCCCAACCCTTCTTAGTCTCATGTGATACTAATTTGTTGTAAGCCTCGCTCTGGAGATCAAGCCTGATACCCATTTCTCCTAAGAAAGTACCCTCAGTAACAGCGTACACATTACCGGGAGCAACAACCTCCTGTGCGCCTGTGCCAGCGGCAGTTATGATCTGCGAAGAAAGAACTGTACCGATGTAACCAGCAAGTATAAGCTCCCTCTCAGTTGCAGGATCAACATAGTTGTGCATATTCTTTATCAGGCTTGAAACTTCCTGCCTGTTGATGATGAACTTGTCAACTATCAGTCTGTGCTTCTCAACCTGATACCTTATATCTTCAAATGCTCCGATGTTGAAGCTTGAGAAGTAGACGGTATCGTTGATAGCAGTTGAAGCGGCATCAAGAGCCGCAATCAGACCCTGATCCTCTTTCAGCATGATCATCTGCTTTGCTAAGTCCTGCTCCCTTTCGAGAACATCAAAATTCATCTGGTAAATGTCCTGAATGTCTACTTCAGGGAATGCAGTTACCTTGAACTCTGAAGGGAATACATAGCGACCAAATGCCTGTGAAGCAATTGACTGTCCATCCTGACCAACAATGAACGCAACAACCTTCACATCCTTTGCAATCCTATGAACTTCGCCCTGACCGATGTTGCGGGTACGAAGAATCTTCCTCGCCCAACCTTCATAGTCAAGAACATCCTTAATAGGAAGAAGTAACTCTTCACCGAGCTTCTTCATGCCGTGTCCAGAAGGATCGTTAAAAGCCGCAAGAATTACTTCCCTGCGAACATCAGCAGGAAGATCAGCCTGCTTCCTGTAAGAAGCATTCTTTATCCTGCCGAGTGTGGAATCGCCAAGAAGCTTGTTAATCATTACGAGAGCATCCTTCTTGTCGTAGGCATTGATACTGCCCTTCTTGTCAAAGAATCTCTCGCCCTTTACTCCGGTCTTAGGGTTAATCTTGCCCGAAGCTGTTACTATCTTACCCTTCGGGTCAAGCTTCTGAGCTACCTTCTGCGGAACTCTTGTCTCTGCTGTTTTTCTGTATGGATTAAAACTCATTTCTCATTACCTCCTATTGTCCAAGAATAACGCCGAGATAAGGGTCTGATGCAGTAGGAGCTTTGTAGACCTTACCATATGCGTTTCCGCTACCATTGTCGGGAGTAAATTTTCCCTGCATTGGTGATTCACCAACATAAAGCTGTGCGCCAACAGTATAAACCTGTGAAGGATCATACTGATCAGTGTAAAGCTCTGCAAAATTCTGAATAACAGTCATCTTGCCTGAACCCTGTGTATCGTCAACAAGGTTCATGTAGTTTGTACCACGAAGAGTCTTTAACTCATACTCAGAAAGCTGATATGAGTATGATACATAAACTGTCTCGCCATCTGCGATACCGCCAAGAGCAACCCTGTGAAGAGTTCCGTTTGCGGCGCTGTCAATGACATAATCTGTTGTTACTGTGTAAGGTGTGCCAGCGGCATTTGCAACCTTAACCGAAGCGGCAACGATATTGCCATGCTTCAGTGCTGTTACAGTTGTGCCTTCAAGCACAACAGGCTCGTCAGCAATCACACCATTCTGTGTAAGAGCCTTGTTCCACTTTGCTACTCCAAATGCGGCTTCACCATCTGACTCAATTATTGTACCGTCTGCCTGAATTGCAACAATTGCGCCTGCCTCAAAAGAAGCATTAGGATCAACTGTTCTTGTTCCGAGAGCAACGGTTATTGCACTTCTTGAAAGATCAATAGCCATGTTCTTATCCTCCTATTAATTACTACCCGGCGTTCTATATCCGGGCATTGCTTTACCTAAAAGACTCTGCTTGTTACTTGAAGCTGTCTTGGGGAGTTTAAAAGAACCTTCTACAAGCTTCTCTTCAATCCCTTCGACTTCTTCATCAAATTCTGCCTCTTCGTCCTCAACTTCATACTCGCCCTCAACCGTACCATCAGGGTTAATGGTCATTGTGACTTCAAGAGTGTTTTCAAGCTCTGCAAGACCTTCATCAGAATAATCAGCGACTTCATCTGCCCGTTTCATAACAGCATCGATGAATTTATCGCCAGACTCTTCAAATGATGCTTCGATGATCGCAACTGCCGCATTATGCTTAACCCCATATGCGGTAAGTTTTTCATACAGAGATGACTTGATCTCATGTGCTTGCTTGTCAAGATTCTTATTGAACCTCTTGTATGCAAGTCTGAGAGCCTTCCTGTAAGCACTACGAACATCGTCAGCAACAACCGTGGGAGGTAACTGATCAATAGCTTCTTCCTTTGCCTTGTTAAGATCACCCTTATCAGCAAAGTCTCCTGCTATCTGGCCCGGTTCAGAATTTTTGTAGTTCTCATTCATTTTGCTCTCGTCAATTACATTCTCTGCATTGTCGAGAACTGAATCTGCATCTACAGCCTTCTTCCTCTGAGCCTGTTTTTCCTTTAACTCTGCAAGCTTCTTCTTGAGAGCTATCTTCTTTGCTACTCTCTCCCTCTGCTCCTTTGTCATTGTGAAGGATTTCTTCTCCTTCTTTTCGTCTTTCTTGTCCTCTTTCTTTTCTTCCTTCTTCTCAACTTCCTTCTTTGCTGACTTCTGTTTCAGCATTTCAGCAAGTTTTGCAAGCCTTTCTTTCGTACTCATGTACTTTCCTCCTATAAAAAATTTTTGAATTTACCTTTATCCATTCAGTCCTTAGTTGTCCTTCATCCTGCTCCAGTTCCCGTTCCAATTAATCCATAATATATTCAGGAGATAATATCCCCTTCATAACCAAGATTGTGCATAGCCTGTTCTATACTTCCCATAACAGCCATTTTCTCTATACCACTCATCTTCAATTCCGCTATCTGAGAAACGACATAAAAGCGAATTGTATCTTTGTCGATTCCCGTCCCCATCATCATTCCGCATTTAGAAATAATCTCTGCTACAGCAGAAGCAGAATCAGCATACTTAACAAATGCATTCCGTGGAGACTTTGTAGCTAATATATCTTCGATACTCAAATCTTCGACAACCATCATTTCATCAACCTCAAGAGAATCGAATCCTGCATCTCTTAATTGAATAGCTTCTGCAATAGAAATATTAACAAG